CGCCGTTGATGTAGAGGAAGGTAGTTCCGTCAGTGCTGAAATACTTTTGCAGCAACTTACGAGTGTAAACTGTACCACCTTGGAACATGTCCATCGAAAGTGCTTCGATAAACTTGCCAATATCTCTTCTACATGCGGTTCCAGAAGGAATAGTCAGGGAAGGATATTGAGCAACCATGTCCACATAGGACTTCTCAATAATATATTCCTTGTTCTTGGTGATCAAACGATATGCATCAGAGAATCTGCTCCACTGATCAGTAGTGTTATCGCCAGGATAGTAGAAACCAGGATGGTGAACAGAGATCTCAGCGTTAGCGAAATCAATGATCTCTTGACGGTTGAACTCGATCATACGACCAGCATCTTTCCATCTGTTAATGGAATCAGTTACTGGGTTGCCATATGTTACCTGAATAGAACGCAGAGTATCATTAGCAGCAAGTGTGCCACCTGTCAGACCTTCATACTCGATCTCAGTAGAACGTACTTCTTCAAAGTCGAGGAAGTCAGCGTTGATACGATCAGCAGAATCAAGAATCTCAGTCGGTGTGATAGTAGTCTTGGAAACGTCATCCAGGATAACGTTAGCGTTAGTCAAGGAGATCAGACGTTCAAAGATCATACCGAAGAAGGTAGAACCTTTGTTAATGATCAGAGTATCAACAACATCACCAACTCTTGCAGCACCGACAGTAGTTTCAGTCAGAGCATCATCAACTTCATTCTGGTTAGCGTCGATAATATAACGCTGAACAGTTTCATTGATAGCAGTAGGTTCGCCATCATCAGGATCAATATTCTGAGGGTCAAGGTTGAAATCGATCTCTGTCTTCTTCAAGTAGTACAGGATCGGAGGAGATGCCTCAAAGTCAACTCTAACAACTTCACCCTTAGCACCAGAAGTAAGACCTCTGAACATATCACCTTCGACGAAGGTAGTCCACTCACCACTTACGCCAGCAGGACGCTCCAAGTTGATGCTAGTGATTGGATCTCTATAAGGGGAGATGTTAGTAACACGAGCAGCAATGTTAGATGAAGCAGAATAAATGATGTCATTCAGGAAGATCTGATACTGACCAGTTTCATACTCAGCAGTACCAGAAGTCTTAGACAGAACGATAAGGTCAGAGACATTACCGTCGAGGTCAAGGTTGGTTTCTTCAATAACAGCAGTATTGTTATCAAGACTGGTTACAGTCTCGCCAAACTCGAAGATAGTTTTGTAGTTGACACTATCAACGTTGACAATGTTTGCACCATAACCTGCATTGAAGAAGGTTACATCTTCACCACGCTCAAAGTATCCGTTAGACATATCTGTCACTTGGATGCTCTGCTCAGTCAGATCAAGAGAGGTGATAGTTGCTCTTGCACCAGTAGTTTGTCCGATTACAATGTCGCCAATCAGAGGAGTGTTAAATGTTCCACCGATGTTCTGCAAGAACAGTTTAGTGAAGGACTTATCGATAGAACCAATCAGTGCGCTGAATCCAGTTCTACCAACGTCAACACGCTCGTTCAGGGCAAACTGACCACCAGAGATGTCAACAACATCGATACTAGTAGCGCCAGTTGCAACAACTTTTGCAGTTGCCTGAGAGTCAAAACCGTTGATGGTGTCACCGATAGAGGGGAAGATACCAGCAATAGTATTGAGGTTCAGTCTGGTAATCGGCATGATGTCGAAACCGATGTTTCTGTAAACAACCTTAGAGTCGGGTCTAGGAGGTTCAGAGAATACGATCTGGTTACCGACAACCTGATAGGAAGCACCAGGTGCTTGAATCACACCATTGAGAGTGATAAGGAGTTGATTATCCTTAACAATTACTTGTTCACCTTCTACTTGGAGAGGGAATGCCTTCTTAACGCCGTCAAACTGAGTAGAGATATTATCAATCTTCTTAACGATAGAAGTCAGAATTTCCTCAGAGTTAGTCAGTCTCTTCTTACGGAAGAGAACTTCGGAGTTGTTGAAGGTCGAGTAGATCGGTTGTGCAGCACCGAAGGAGGTGATCTCGTTGACGTTGGTGTACTCGTTGATGTTCACCTGTTTGGTGAAGTCAGCAGCAACCTTACGACCAGAGATATCCTTACCACCAGTCAGTTCGAGCTGACCGAACATGTTGAAACCAACAGGGTGGTTGTTCTGCAAGATCTGATTCTTCCATCTGTTGATGGGAATCTGAGACTTAATAACGTAGGAGAAGTTCTGATAGAAGTAGGAGTCTTGGATCTTCTGGACAATCTCAGAAGGTTTACCAACGTCATCAGTAAATCTACCAGCAGTTCTAGTGATAGCATCAATGTTCAACACGCCCTTAGCGATGTTGATATTGTCGATAACACCAGATGCACGAGAAACAACACCTTGTACCTTACCACCGACAACAAAGTCGCCGTCAGGGTTAGTAACTTTCAGGATCTTAGGTTGAATCTGCCAACCATCGTTCTCAGAAACAAGACCGAAAGCAGTTGCAGTTTCAAATGTCTCACCTTGGAATACTTCTTCACCTTCCAAGAATCTGGAAGTTTCAACCACAGCAGTCGCTTTACCACCGAACACCTCGGTAAGCAGTACCTGACGACCATCACCCTGAGTCAAGAAGGTAATAAAGTTACCAGACTCAGCGTCAACAGGGGTCAGTGCAAAACGAAGTTGATCAGTTTCAAGACCATTGATCTCACCAGCAATAGCGTAGTAAGTAGTGGTAGAGGACAGACTGGTCAAACCAACGCTACTCGGTTTCGGCAGAACACCAACAGTAGAACCAATATCCTCAGCACGGAACTGAACCTCAGCGCCAGTGGTAATACCATGAGGGAAGTTGAACTGCAAATAGTTCAAGTCAAGGTTCACAACATAGGTGAACTCAGATTTCAGAGTAACAGTAGGTTGTGAAGAGTAACCAGCACCAGGATTCTTAATCAGAATCTCAGACAATCTGTTGTTCTTAACAACTGCCTCTGCCTCAGCACCAGATCCACCACCACCAGAGATCAGAACAGCAGGTGCAGAGGTGTAACCAGCACCAGGATCAGTGATAGTAATCTGAGAGAGAATAGAGGTGTTGAAGAGTTGCAGGTTGATCGGGAATGCAATCTCAGGACGCAGGGTGTAGTCATGGGAGTAACCATAACCAAACTCATTGTTTTTCAGAGTCTTGATCTTACCGATCTGTCTACCAGTGAGGAACACAGCAGCACCGCTACCCTCAGCAGGAATTACAACCTCAATAGAACCACCAGAACCAGACAGGGTAGGTCCAAGGATGCCAGGAATACCATCAATATCGATAGTACCGAAAGTATATCCTTTACCAGGGTCAGTCAGGGCAACATCGGTGATAGCACCAGATCCAGTCTCAGCATCAAGCTCAACAGTGATATTACAGAGACCGCCTTCACCATCGCCGTCGATAGAAATCTGAGTGTATACACCAGGTGCATATTCAGTACCAGCGTTGGTAATTCTGAGTTTTTCGATCTTACGGTCAGAAGAGATATCCTGAATGATAGGCAACTTCTTATAGAATCCACCAGGAGAAATCAACTTAATAGAGTTGATAGGACCGATTGCCTTGGTAGAAGTCGTCGAATAGATCGTATTTGGAACATCTTGATCATCTAGACCGATTTCAGCGTTAGTAAACTCAGGTTCGGTCAGAAGTGGGAATCTGAATTCAGTATCGCTAAGAACTTCGCTGATTTGGAATCTACCGTCGAATGGAGTCTTAATAACGTCGATGAAGGAGTTTGTGCCGACAGGAGACGTTTCACCAGTTCTAGATGGGTCAAAGTAGTAAGTAATGTTGGTAACTTCGCCACCGATCGTAAATTTGACCACAGGGGTCTCAGTAGCGGAAGAAAGTCCAGGAGTACCTTCACGTTCGATTACGTTGAAGGAATATTCCAGTTTGAACTGATTATCTTGTGCAAACGACAAGAAGTAACCGAAGTTGGAAGCATCACTCATATCGAAGATATAAGAGTGATTTCTGACCAGGAGAAGCGTCGGGTGCTTAGATGCAATCTTCACACGGGCAATAGCGTTCTGCTGGAAGGCAGGTTCGGCAGTTGCAACTGCACGCATTCTGTAAATGAAATCTCTGGAAGAGAAGACTTCTTTTACGAAGAATGAACCGTTGAACTCGGCAGTAGTAAATCCTTCAACAAACAGAATGTCATTAGTGTTGAAGTTGTGTGGAGACAGTGCAGAACAGTAAATAAGGTCAGTTCTGTTCTCAGTAGTTCTGAGAATGTCCTTATTAAGGTTTACAGTCAGTCTGATAGAACTAACAGTGTTCAGACCAGAAACTTCTGCAATTTTATCGTCAGTGTCCTCTTTGATGCCAGCAGTGATGCTATTACCCAGAGATACAACGTCACCAATGATAAAGTCAGATCCAGGGAAGGTATTCAGGATTGTGACTCTATAATCCGCCAAACTGAACGGACGGAAGCTTGCATACTGACTGAGTGGATCATATGTACTAGTGTATGTCCATGTAACGGAATTATCAGTGGCAGTTCCTGTTGTATGTGTTGGAGCGACTGTACCGCTAGTACCAGCAACTGTACAGGTATACTTGTTTCTACCGAAGTATACAGTGTCATTTACTGCATAAGATCTGGTTTCTGCCCAAGGATCTGCATCAGTAGGAGTAGGCCAAGGATAATCAAGCAGATTAACTTCAATGTTAGGTGCAGCACTGATATACTGCCAAATAACACTACCGTCAGTTACAGCACCGATAGTATGAGTAGGAGCGGTAGAACCTGAGGTTGCATTGTTAGTTGCATAGTAAATCTTGCCATCAGACCAAACTTGATCGTTTGTTACATATGCCTTGTTAGATTCCCATGCAAGTTGGGGACGAGACACATCAAAGGAGATCTCATCAATTCTGTTCTCTTCACCAAGTTCATTTTGGAACTTATCATCATTATTGAAGTTTCCATAGATCTTACCGACCTTATAAGTGGTTCCAAGACCAGGACTGTCAATACTGCCAACAGGAGTCTCAACAATCGTTCCATATGCTTGGACAACACCGATATCGTTGACTTGCTGGATAATCGACCCTTTCTTAAACTTAATATCCTGGTTGAAGACAAATTCCTTAACAGCATCGATCTTCTGGTAACCAGCATCTCTAATATAGTATTTCGGCAGTACAACAGGATCGATAACCAGTTTTCTACCCAGAGGAGTAGGAATAGTCGAAGTTTTAGTTTCGTAAGTGTATCTGTCCTGTGTAAAGGTATAAGTGCCAGGAGCAAGAGTCGAGATTACATCAGAGTAGTCAAGAATCTGCAAACCAGAAGAACCAACCGACCAAACAGTGATAACTGGGTTAGAAAGGTTATTAACGTTAAGACCACCACTACCAGCATCAATATCTTCGAGACGCAGGTTCTCGCCGCTTCTAGCGGTGCTAGAAGGAGTGTATGTACCTCTCTTAGAGTGTAGACGGTCAAACTTGATCAATTCAAGGTTGCTGTCAGTTGTAGTGATTCTATACTGAGCAGTAGGCACTTGTAGAGATGCACCACTGTAAACTGCCTTAGGATCAACGACAAGATCGTCAATATGACCCAAGAAGGTGTTACCGATCAGAGGACCACTCTGAGAAGCACCAACAGTAAGGTCATTCATTACAATATCGTTGACAGTGATCGCAGTAGCGACTTGAACACCATCAAAGTAGCAAGAGTAGACATATGAACCCAAAGTAGGTTCTTCCTTCACCAAAGCAATGTGATGCCACTGACTATCACTCATAGCGGTCCAATAAGTTGAACCAACAGACCAAATGGTCGAAGAAGCAGCACCAGCAGGGTTAAGTTCCAAACCAACCTTACCAAAGTTGCCACTACCAGAATTACCGTCAATAACGAACTGAACATCACCACCAGCATCGTCAACCGCCGTAATCATCTCGATACGGGGGTTATTAGTGGCATGAGTGGAATCCATACGGACCCACATCACAACAGTCCAGTCATCGAGAAGATTTAGGTCCTGCCAAACGAGAGCATTGGTATCTTGGAAGTTAATCGACCTAGAACCGAACTTATACTGAGTATTATCGGATGCAATTTGTCCAGCGTTGAATACAGTGATAGAACCAGCAAGATCTTGCTTTGTAGCATCAGCAGTCAGGTTTACTTCGTCTTCAAAGCGATGTACGACAGTCTGGTCAGGATTCTGGACCATTGTCGGGACAATGATGTCACCAGAGTTGTCAACAGCATGAGTGTTGCAATAGAAACCAACATCAGCAGCAGTTTTCCAAATATCAGTCTGATTTACTAACGTTCCATCGTATTTGAAGCTAGCAATGTTACCAGTCAGCTCATTATCACTATATTTGATCTCAGTAACAACATTTACGTTACCAAATACGTCAACAGTGATACCAGCATGTTTGATGCTCTCAAAAGTGACCGTAGGTGCCATAATCTTGGCAAATTGCCACTCAGGAGCAGCAGCAGTCAGTTTGATCTGATCCATTGCAATCTTGAAGAATGCAACACCATAGTTCTTGGTGCCATTCCACATATCGCACACAAAGAACAGATCATTGTACTCATCAAGTACAAACTGTGGTCTTTGTACACTACCACCACTTACAGCAAGACGTTTTACATAAGTGAGTTCGATATTAGCGCCATCGTACTCCATCTCACCAAAGATGAGGTCGTTATTGTCGCCATCAATGCCACAGAAGATAACTTTGTTATTTCCGATGTAATGCAGTTGATGCATCTGCTCACCTTCGCTATTAGAAGCAAACTTACGCTTCTCGATTACATCACCGAAGTTATTGAGCTGCATAACCCAGATATCATCAGGATCTGGGGAGTTAGTGTCCGTCCAACCACAAATATAGACTCTCTGCTCATCATCAAGATAGATATCACCAGCATAGTCACGACGAGTTGAACCAGACACACCAGCAATCTCTTTCTGCCATCTGAGGATACCCTCAGGGTTGTTGGCATTGTCCAAACCAGACTCATACTTAGCAACCAGAATATCAGGGTTGTTAGCAGCAGTGCTCTGGGATTCGGTTTCACCAATCAGGTAGATGAGAGTGTTCTCTTCGCTAGTTTCGTCGAGATACATCTTCTTCCAACGTGCTGTCTTGATTGTTGCACTAGGAAGGAGGGATCTGTCCCAAACGACGCTACCAAGGTCATTGAACTTAGCAACAAAAGCAGAACTGTCACCATTAGCCTGAGTCAGCTGACCACAGACATACAGACTGCGATCAGAAGCAACTGCTGAGTCATGGATGGTGAACTTACCACCTTGGGCAGTTTCCTTATAAAGGGTGGACCAGTAATAAGTCTTCTTGAATCTCTGAGGATGAGATACTCTGATTTGAGGAGGATTCTCAGTATCGTAGTTAAAACCAGAGTTGATAATGTTAACAGCATTGACCTTACCAGTGGTAACATCAAGATCAATATCAAGTTCAACGTCCTGACCCTGAGAAGTAATGATCTCATAGGTAGGAGGAATTGCTTCGTTGTAACCAATACCAGATTGAGTGATAGAGATAGAATCGATGCCTGTAACAACAGACATATAGAATCTCTTATTGGTATTCTCAGTGATGACCCTAGAACTAACGATCACTTCATCCTGAGCGATCAGTTCATGGTCTTGTGTGGTTGTAATTCTTCCATAAGGAATGTCATTGATGACTTCCTTTCTATATTGTGCAATACCCGCACCTTGTACAGATTCGACTTGTGCAGAAGCACCGAAACCATCAGTTCCAGTATTGTCGAAGAACAGAGTATCGTTAACCTGATAGGATACACCAGAGTTCTCGATAACAAATCCATCAATCTGAGCATTCTCGAACTTGGTAGTAGTTTCAACTTCGATATCCACTCTGGATTCTGTTGAAACTCTCGGGAAGTAATCATAAATCTGCAATGCCGCTTCTTCGGTCATTACCTGATTTGTTGCAATCTCATTCGGAGAGATGATACCATCACCATCAATATCCTCAGTCTCAAAGAGGATGAGGTCGCCTTCTCTCTCAGTAACGAGTTGATCGGACTGTTGGTTAGGTTGACGATCGATATCAATATCAACTTCATCATAAGGATCTCTGAAACGAGAAACATCAGCAGGAATATTCTCCTGAGTTGCTTTCTGACTCAGGTTCCAAGTATCAACAACAGAGTTGAACTGAGGTCCAATGATGTAAGGGAACACAGGGAGACCTGCTTCCGATGCATCAATAGTAATAAAGTAAGCATAGATGCCATCAGGATACTCAGGGGTCTTACAGAAACGACCGTTGTAAGGATCCAGGTCACCTTGTTGGAAAGCATACTCATAGTCATCTACAAACTGACCAGCAGGATATGTGGTCAGAGAAGGACCATCAATACGAGCAGGAGTAGGATTAGTGTCGATATCATAGACTACATTAGATTTAAGTCTGTAAGAAGAACGCATTCTTCTAATACCACCACTCTGGTCGGTAGGATCGATGTAACCATAAGGTCCATAGATCGGACTTCCATCAAATGCCCAACCAAGAATAGGAGAGTGAGTAATAGCAGCACCAGTCTCAGTTCCTTCTTCTTTGAACTGATTAGTTTCGGGGTCGAGGATTACGTTATCACCAACCACATAGCGCAGTTCTTTGGGGTCAGAGACGTGAGCATACTCACCACCGTACTGGTTGTTGAAACCAGTAAAGACATAACCACGAGCAATATCATACTTAGAGCTCAGTCCATATTCCAGGTTCTTGTTCCACTGGAACACATCTGCTTCAAATGTAGCGAGTTGTCCAACTGCTTCCAATCTGACAGCAGTATTACCTTGGGTATATCCAACACCTCTGTTGGTAATCTGTACAGAAATAACTTTACCCTTGTCCTCACCCAGTGTACCGATAACAGCAACTGCCTGAGCACCGAAACCATCTCCATTAATGTAAATCGTAGGGGCAGTTGTATACCCCTGACCGCTATTAATAATAGCGATAGATACCAAACGACCGTTGATAACGATAGGTTGTGCCAGAGCACCTTCACCAGAGTTCAGTTTGATCTCAGGAGTAGAGGTATAACCAGTTCCTTTGGATGTTAAGTTGATACCAGAGATAGGACCACGAACCTGTGCAGTAGCAAGAGCACCAGATCCACCACCACCAGTAATAGAAATGGTAGGTTGAGAGGTGTAACCAGTACCAGGGTTACCAACCAGAACACGAGTAACACGACCATTAGTAACAACTGCTTGTGCAGTAGCACCAGATCCACCACCACCAACGATAGAGATCAGAGGTTGATCAGTATATCCACTACCCTCATTAGTAACATCAACTCTATCAAGAGAACCATTAACGATTACAGATGCAGCAGCACCAGATCCACCGCCACCAGTAATTTCAAGTGCAGGTTTGCTACCAGCATCATAGTTCTCACCAGGAGTCTTAATGTTGATTGCAGTGATAGGTCCGTAAGTTACAAACTCTTGATCTTTATAACCCCAGGCAGACACACCGTTAACCCAGGCACCAATAGGAGTATTAGGTGCAACTGTGGTTCTTGTAGATACAGTCTCAACTCTTCTAGGGAATCTCAGCAGTTTACGCTGGTTACCAGGAATAAGTGCAGATCCAACAAAAGGTCCAACCTTATAGTTGGGTAGACCAGAAGCAGCAACGTAAACGTAGTCGTTATTGAAGAAAGAGTTCTGGATGTTAGAAGTAAACAGAGAGATTACTTCATCGATCGTGTTCTGAGTAGACTTACCTCTGTTAAGGTCCACAGACAGCAGGATATTACCCTGAGGTTCGATGTCAGTAGGAACAGGGATCAGATAGGAGAAAGTAAATTCATCCAGACGTGCAGTAACCTCAAATGTGCCGTTATATACAGCAGGGTTTGCACCATAGATGGTAACAGTATCCTCAACCAGCAAACCATGGGGGTTTTCGCAGGTTACAGTGGCAGTTCTGTTCAAACCACCAGGAATGATGTTAGCAACCTTAATTAGTTTCTTAACGTTGTACAACCAGGACTGCAAACGCTCATCTTCGGCAGTAGAACCCAGTGCAGCAACATTCAGCTTGTCACCAGGCAGATAATAGGAACCACTGTCTTCCAAGACGGTAGTACCCGCTTCTGCGATACCCAGAATACGAAGTTTGACTTCTGTGTTCTGTCCACGGTTGGCATATACGAAAATATCAGAATGAATGATGGTGCCAGGATCCCAATCCTCTACAACACCGTTTTTAGAACGAGTACACTCAATAAACTGGTTCAGAGACTTCTCTTTGTACTGAACAACCTCATTATCATCAATAATGATCGTACCGTTCTTCTCAGGCCATCCAATAGTGGAGTCAACAGTAATAATACCCTCTGTTGTGCTCAGAGGTTCAACCAGGACGGTTTTATAAGGAATCTTGAAGTCACCTGTCAGAGTTTCTTCGGAAATAGCAAGTTCGTAGATAACATCAGTACCTTCGATGATCGAAATGACGTTCTCGATCAAAACTGACGCATCTTTGATATTCTGGTCAACAGGATCAGCAATTTGGACCAACTGAGCGTCAACCAAGTCCTGAGGATTACCAGAAATCAATTCTGCACGCAAAATGGTGTCAACAACCCAAGATGCAGCAGAAGGGGTGATCATCTCATCCCTAGGATAGTAAACATCGATCTGTTCACCGAACAGAATCTTAAATAGGTATTGCGTTGCCTTCTTAGTACCCTTAGATACATAGAAGTCTTTGATTTTCTTGATAACCTTGATTGGGTTGACCTGAGAGTAGTCGATGTCAATCGTAGGCATGTATTGACGACGGAACTTGTCGAATACCTGCTTGATAATCATACTATCAAGGTTATGAACCATAGCATTCTCGCTATGACTCGATTGTGCCAGTTGTGACTCAGAAGCAAAGATCTGATTATGATAATCGTCGAATGCAGCAACATCTGAGACGCCACGAGCACAACCTTTCAGTGCAGAAGGTTCATAATTACGTCCACTAGACAAAATAGTGAAACCAGTGACCTCACCGAAACCTACATCACAAGATGCTTGGGCAGCAGCAGGTTCAGCGATGTAAACTTTGGGTGGTTCAGTGTCAGAGTACCCAGAACCAAAGTTGATGATGTTGATATCAGTAATTTCACCATTGAAGATGGTAGCAACTGCCTCTGCACCAGTACCACCGATCGCTTCACCCAAAGGACCCTTACGATCGTCCACAATGTAGACAGAAGGAGCATCGGTGTAACCAGAACCACCTGTCAACAGGTTGATGTTAGTTACATTACCGTTAGCAACGGTTACGTCGAGCACCTGTGCGCCCACAGGTTGGATAATACGTGCTCTGGGGGCAGAAGTATACCCTCTACCTCTATTAATGATAGTTACACTAACAACTTGCCCATCAGGAGATACAGAACATGTTGCTTCTGCATTAATACCATCTTCTGGGGCGGGATCAATGTAGATTGCAGGAGGATTGCTATAACCAACACCAGTAGAGGTGACAGTGATAGAACCAATAACCAAACGACCCTCAGAATCGATTACAGGATCGCTAATATCAGCACCGTTAGGGTTGATAAAGGTAATCGACGGAATAAAGTCGTAACCAGAACCAGAGTTAGTGATCTCAACACCAGACACCATGCCTGTTGTATCATCTACGATGATTTCAGCAGATGCTTGGGATCCATTAGTCAGATCCGAAGGAGGAGTAATGCTAACAACGGGTGGGTTGTAAGAAGTGTAACCTTGACCACCTCTAATTAACTGTGCATTCTTAATACCGTTGACAAGAGTCCTACCAGCGGCAGCTTCACCAATGCCAGTAGAAGAGAAGATAGAAAGTTTGGGTGCAAAGTTCAGTTCGTAACCTTTACCACCGTCCTTAACGATAATTCTGTCGATCTCGCCGTTAGAACCAACTCTGGTAACTGCTTTGGCACCTTGACCAACAGTAGGAGACACATATTCGATAGAACGAATATGGAAAACGTCACCATTGGAGATATTTACGAAATATTTAATTCTAGTGTTGTTATCAGTCAACACATAGTCAATATACGGACGTTGAAGGATTCCGTTACGATTAATAATCAGACCAATCTCTGCAATAGGAGAATATGGCAGAAGTTGGTACTCCATAGTCATGGAGTCGCCACCAGCAATCGTGGTGATCTCAGGAATTGTCAATTCTTTGATTACAGAATCGGCAAAACCAACATAGTAAAGAATTTGAGTCAGTTCTACCTGATCGTTACCAGTTCTAGCACGAGGGGGAACGATAAATGTAATCTGACTTCCAGAAATAGTGTAGTCAGTCTGAGGGATCAGCAGTTCACCGTAGATTGTAACTGCAAGGTGCTCAGCAGACACTGGGGACACAGGAGTGCCCAAGAATTTAAGATCAAAGGTAGTACGAGTTCCATCAAAGAACTCCCAGGGAGATTCAAGTGCCTGTCTCTTCTTATTGAACTCTTCCAGGGAGATGCCAGGTGTCAGAATGGCATCAGGACCACGAACAGTCTCTTCGTAGTAGATAATCTCATTATCGATCATCACTGAACCTTCACGGTCCAAGAAACCATCGATCTGTTCTACTTCGATTAAGTCATCGAATACGCCAACGTCTTTAATCAGAGATGTAGAAGACGTTAGAGTCTTCTGATCATACTCATCGATATCGAGATACTTAATTAAGTTATTAAGTACATTATAAGGACGACCAGTTTTCTCCTGTGATCGATAATACTCGATCAGGAAGTTAACGAGTTGCTCATCCTCATAGCGAATAAACTCTGGGAGTTGATTAGCAACTCTGTCAGAAATGTTGATCGTTTTTCCAAACATTTATCTCTTAGAAACAGGAGTCGTACTCTGGATACGTGAAGGATCCAGTGGGGTAGTTGATTGTATTTATGTTGCTGCCACCATAGTTCCATCCGTTGAAATTGAATGGATCAAAGGCGTCCACAGCACCAGGTTGAGTGTTGATATCTCTTGGGAAGATCCTTGGGTTAAACAAGGTTGGGTCTACCCCAGGTGGAATAGTAATTGGTCCAGTTGAGGGAAGAACCACCACAGGAATACGAGTTGTACCATCAGGAGTATCAGCCACATCGAGAGGACCAACACAAACTTCACCAGTTTCATAATTGACTGTTCCAACAAGGTCGTTCAGAACGACTTCCTTTTCATTTCTATTCGTTACCATGATGATATTACCAATACCATCATCACGAAGGTTCACAGGAACCAAGGTTTGAGTAGTAGCAACGTTGCTATTGATAAGAACGTCTTCAAGATCAGTGCTACCACCAGCAATGACACCTGATGCAAGACCAGTAGCATTGCCCTGTAACAGAGAACCTGCTGCTTCACCAGCAGCGATCAAATCGGCAACATCTTCGGTGTAACCAGTTGCATAGAAGGTTCCAGACTTAACAGAGGAGAACTTGGGTTTACACTTACCGCCGTCTCCATCGCCACCGCCGTTACCGCCATCACCAGTACCACCACCGTCGCCACCGTCACCAGTGCCGCCGCCATCACCACCATCTCCGCCGTCGCCTCCACCGCTTCCATCACCACCACCGTATCTACCAGGGTCGGTAATTGGGTTGTTGAAGTTCAGACATTGAGAGAACTGGTTGCCAAATGTAAATTTGTCCAGATTCTGACCCAAACTCATCTGAGTGGTAGTACCACTGATAGCAGAATCTGCTGAGTCGATCATTGCATTGAACTTAGATGGTTCTAAACGACCACCAAAGCGGTTGTCACGGTTTTGACCATTAAATTTATCAACAGACTTCAATACAGCAGCAGCAAGCTCGTTTGCAGAACGACCAGTCTCGTTTCCGTTGAAAGCAAGATGAACTGTTGGGGAAATATAGAAAATAGTCGGGTCAACGATCACAGGTTGGATCGATGCCATGGAGTAATCAAGAAGTTGGTTCTTGATTCTCTGCTTTGTAGTAGTGTTCAGGTTAACACCACTCTTTGTACGAACGGCAATGTATACTTTGCCATATTCGGGCGGAGACAGCTTCTCCCCGCCGTACGCCGTCACTGATGCAGCCGATGGATACAGTTTGCTGACCAGATAGGCATAGTCATTTTCGGTAACTGCTCTATTCTGCACAGAGAACCCTTTGGGTGCCCTATACTTGATGCTCAGAGCGGTTTCTCTGTCTTCACCGTCTGCTGCTGTCTCAACAGTCTCCAATGTAATGGCAGCAGGCAGCACAGGACGACCAGCAGAGTCGATTGCACGACCAATGAACCCGAATTTCTTGGCACCGTTCGCTTCTGGACCGTCTGTGTCAAGATATTCGATAGTAATGAACTCATTATCGATGAGTTTACGTCCAAGGACGCCATCACCAAAGGTAACCTTGTATCTAAGGTCCTCAGTTTCTTCAAGGAAGTAAGTTCTGGACGTAGATTCCAGTGCAGTGACGTTATCTGCGATAGAATACTCGTCAACTTCGACAGATTGCTCGTTAGGGCGAACCATAACCTTCATTCTGTCAGTATCAACGTTCTCAGCAGGGATGATATACTCAGGTTTCTTGGTATCGTCAACAGTGAAGCTGTAATCTAGGAGGTTTCCTTGATAAATCAGCATTTTACTGAACGTTGCTACGCCAGTTGACTGATCAACAGTCGATTGGATGTCAGCAAGGTTAGCAAATATGAAAGAATCGCCTCCAACGGTCGCTACGAAGACATCTCCCTTCTTGATTGTGATCGAATCAGGGAAAGATTGGTTACCAGGCAGTAAAGTTGCCTTGGCAGTCATGGTTATACATGCTCTGGACGCTTTTTTGGACCTTGGAGTGTATCCAACTTGCTTAGCAATCCTAACAATATTGTCTCTGACAGTTGCAGACTCCAAAAACGACTCGTTCATCGACATGTTTGCCGTAAACGAAGCGTAGTAAGTGTTGTACGCCAGGATATCAATCAAATATGAGGCAGCAGATCCCTCAAAATCATAATCGGAGAACTCTTTTCTCGTTCTCAGGTACGATTTGATAGATTCCTTGATCTCAAAGAAGTCTAGGGACGTTAATTCTGATGGTAGTGCTGCCATTTTAGGTGCGTTCTAAAAGGAATTCGATAGTTTGGACAAGTTCTTCGCCAACAATCCTGTACTCGATGCTCACATCGAGTTCATCTTCACTTTCAGAGAGATTAACATCAACGTTTACGACTTCTACACGCGGTTCAAGTCGTTCAATAGTATTTTCAATCTCATCTCGCAGATCTTCTGCGGTAAAAATATCAAAAGGTTCAAACAAAAGTCCTCTTACACGAGAACCAATATCAAATTGGAAGGGTCTCTCCCCGAATTGTGTCATAACTAGGTTCCTAACTGACTGTTTGATAGCATTTTCGTTCGACACCGAACTAAAATCCTCAGTATTAGGGTTCATCGAGAAGGAGATTGCAAAATCTTTATACCCTCTCGACAAAAATTGCTCAGATCGGAACCTGTATCTCGCCACTTTGTCTGATTTATATCAGTGTTCTTGTTTATTTATAGGTTCAACGGGCGGATTATATTTTAGGTACTCCCAGAAAGTCATTTTCATTTCCTTTTCAGTCATACCACAGTGCTTTGCTGCCTCAGGGAGGTTCATTTTGGCATGGAAGAGTCCAGTGTTGGACTCTTCGACCAGTTTAGGAGTGGTCTTCACTCTATCTTCCTTGACCACGATACTTCTTCTTTGCATTATTCCGAGATGTTGCTGCATACTTAGTGTTTTTAGATGATCCTTGACGTGTTGCCTTGGGTTTACCAGGCATAAAGTTAGTGCCTGAGATGCCGACTTTGCTTCTTGTTGCCATGATTCTCCTTTTGGGACATCAAGATGATAGCACATTCGGACTTCCGTAGGCAACCATGCTATTACAAGGGTAAGACCACCCTAACCAACCAGGAGTTCCCACTCCAAGCGGGTCCAAAATGCGTCCAACAGGAAGTTTGCAAGCAAAAACTGTCAAAGTTGAAGAAAATAGGAAGCGGACATGACCAGTACCAGCATTATCTTCGATAGTTAGTGCCGAACAAGGTTCAGGAGTAGGTGTTGGACACAATCCTTTGCTGCATGGGCACATATAAATGACGATATTTGTACATGTAGAGATGTGTGGAGTGAACACATCACCAAAAGTCATGGTCGGTAGACCATTTGTGAGGACTAATGCCTTCACTGCGGTCAGTGGAGAGGCAGGAATTAGTGGTGTAGGGGGCCACCAGCACGTCCAATCCTTAATAACGATGCTGTAAGGGACAGGAGGGGTCTTACAGAACTGCACAGAGTGGACTGTTGGGGGCACACAGATGCCGTGTCCGCTACATGGGAGTCCTGTGATAGGTGCTACTGGTAATAAAAGTCCGTATGCCATGCTTAATCTTCGTCTGGGTTCTTCTGTCCGTTGAACATATTGTCAACATCGGTGGAAAAATCTGAGATTTTGGAGTCGATGTCGGTTTTGTAGTCGAAATCTTCGTCGTAAAACTGCTTCCAAGTGTCATCTTCAAACTTCAAGTCGCCTTCACCGATCTTTCCAGGCTTATATTGCTTCTTCAAGAGCTCTTTGTCGCCAGGATCGTAACTAGAATTATGTATCTTACGGTCAGGAACGGGTGGATTGGGTTGAACGACCTCATCTCTGCGGTCAAAAATGCCACCACCGCACTCATCGAAGAAAGGATTGCCCATATTTCTTGCAGTTTGACCGAATGCAATGGTAGAACCTGTACTCCAATTCTTAATTCCCATGGTTCCTGAGTAAGGACCCATCATTAGACCGAGTTGATTCATCAGTTGAGGGTCGATTGCGATGGACAAATCGTTCACATACTCCAATGCAAACTCATTTGATGCTTGTGCGCTACTAGAACCACCACCATAGATCAAATTATAGATGTAAGTAAGACTATACCAACAGGCACCACCACCCCAGTAACCCAATACAGGAGCACCAAACCCGTTGTAGACGCCTTGTCTGCCTTGTCCAGGGTTTTCCCAGAAGGTATATCCAGGAGTCTTGCCTTGTGTTTGGTTGTTGCCGCTGCCTTGTGGGAAATAGGCACCATAGACATCAAGTACACCCTCGCTGTTCCCATCGCTGCCTGTGCGCCTTACATAGGTGTCCCAGCACTCTTCTGCTGGCATACCACCAGACAGACGTTTGATTGATGCAGTATAGAAAGCAGGTGGAGTAAATGTACCGCCAGGGTCTACTGTTTGGGAAGGAGGAATGTATCCTGGTTGTCCCTCAGTACCTGACCCAGGATTATTAGTGACTGTATTTGGAGTAGTGTAGTTAGTTGCTGTTCTAATTCTATATGTGTCGATATTACCACCTAACCATACCATCAACTGGTTTAGTTCATTGTTACCAATATCATTGTTCTCCCAGTCAAAGGTATTCTCATCCAAACCAACAGGAACGAATACAACATCATCACCACCAGATGGATCCCAGTAGCAACGTCCTTCAATCTCACCACCTGCTGCTGCAAGGTTACGAGTACATTTCCAACAATTCTTCTTATCACTAATGACAACATCTCTGGGTTGTGTCAAAACAGGTTGAGGTAGGTTATGCAGGAACTGCATAAACTCTTCACCACTCTTACCTGTGGTTCTACCACGAACAGAGAGATTGACTTTGAAGTGTCCGTTGTCAGACTTAGATCCACAATACTTGTAGACAATCCATCCGAATGCTCTACCACTTTCTTTATCGATGTAAGGGCAAGGGAGATCCTTAAAACGTGTGACATTATAAAACTTAGGTTGAGGGATAGTAATACATTCGTTACCATTATTCCAACCATACAAGTCAGACAATCTTTCATGAACCCTGTCTGCTTCGTTAGCCTGATTAAGTACCTGACTATACTCAACGTTATACATGTCTCTAAAAGGTTCAACGTTGTTGATGAGACCTTTCAGATCTTTGAAGTCAGGAACTGCCTGTGCCACAAGTTTGGGCATCTTAATCTTGATACACTCCTTTGGAATAGGACTACACAGTTCTGTTTGTTCTATCTCATCAACTTGACCAACTTTAATATATCCAGTTGGGTACTTGGCATTGAAACCATTCATCATGGTTTTCATAGAACCGATAGTTCCATCATCCAAGACGGAAAGTTGTTCTGGTGTTAGTTTGTTCTTACCGCGAGTGTTATCCCTGACAACATCTTTGAGCGTTTGACGTTTTCCCTTTGCAGGAATAGCTCTACCATTTTCATCATAGTCACCGCCCTCAATACTAAAATCATTAGACTCAGGAGCGACAGTATCTCTGAATGCCTTCTGTCCCTTCTTAGTGTTGGGACCTCTCATTCTATATTCTTCTTCCTCTACCTCAACAATAAAGATTTTAGGAGGATTGTTAGGATCAGGATCATAACCCTGTCCTCTATCGACAATTCTAATTTCTTCAATAGAACCGTTACCATCTAACTTAGTCACTTCCAGAACAGCAGGTTTCATGTTCTGTCTACGACGATCTTCACTACTAGATGTTTTGAGTTCTTTGTCTCTGACTGAAACAACTGCTAGTTCAGTTTGCTTCTCGTCTTGATCAGATCCTGTAATTTTGAGATCAGAATTCTTTGCATAAGGATAGTCTTGCTGACGCTCTTGCATCTGCTTCTTCATATCCATCTTCATGGTGGATACGGTATTCTTCTTGATCCTCTTCATGTTGAAGTTATAATCTTCACCGTCGTAGTTTTCCAGATTGTTAGTAGGTGATCTGAATCTAGGCGCTTCAAACTCCATCTGTCCTACGACTTCCCTAGTCATATCCATAGCACCATACTCATTCAAGATGACAGGATCCTGAATGACGATACTAGGATTCTTATATCCAAATCCTGCATTATCAATTCTGATAGTTTCGATTCTACCTCTTTCGTCAACACTGGCAGAAATCTCTGCCTGGTCAAGAGTCTTACTATGAACCAATGCAGTCTTATCAATCTCTACCTTGTAGTAACTGAGTTGTTTAGGGAACTCATAGACACCAAAGAATCCTGCACGGTCTCCAACACCATAACCAGCAAGGATCTCAATCGTTGCAGGATCTTTGCCTTTTGGTGTAAAGGTTTGACCAGCAGTAAACTTTCCGCCTCTACCCGTCAACTCCATGTAACCACAACGGAGTTTATTACCAAAGTATCCGTGCTCACCGACTTCCCATCCATTGATGGTGTCACCTTGCTCGTATCTGTCTAAACCACCACTGGTATATCTAAACAAGATTGTGGTGCTCTCCGTGTCAACTGTCTTAAAACACTGTTCAATACTACCATCTGCAAAGTTGGTAAGTGTCAGAGATGTATTAGTTGTCTTCCAAGAGTCAGGTCTGATCTCATAGAAGTGTGAGTGATACTCTTTGGTGACGTATTGTTCGTCGCATACACATTTGTCATCATGTCTGTTACCTGTACCAATACGTCTGTTAGGACATTGGTTGCGGTCACTAATAGAATACTGGACAGAGAAGATAGGACCCTTCCAGGGATACGTTGTATTGTAGATGTAGTATACAAACTGTGAGTCAAATGCCGTATGGAATTCTAGGTACTTAGGTACAGCACCCTTGACTGCTCCATTCTTTCCGTAGATCCACTCAAAGTATGCGTCACGATTGAGTAGTGGACAGTAGTCAGGGTGTCCCCAGCGGAAGTCTGGTTTACCATTAGTGCCCTTGTAGTTTGTAGAGTACGATCCTGTGTATCTGTTTGCCCTGAATGTAGAGTGCCAGGAACTACCTTGCATAACCAACTGACCATCAGCATCATACTGCCGCAGACCACCGTTGTTTGCATCAAACTGATACTCATAGTTCTCATGCACCCAGACAGCAGGAGTTGATCCTCCGCGAGAATAGTGTCCAGCAAGGTCAGGTTCTTCCCAGTCATACCATCCAGCGCGGGTGGCATATGATACTGGGTTTGAATATCCGATAGGACCGATCAGTCCCTTGTCTTCATATACTCTTCTATTACCAGATCCACTGTCATCTAGGAATACCCATCCCACAATGCCGACATAATCATAGTCTTCTCCGCGAGGATCCTTACAATCAGGGACACCAGACACACCACGTTCGAGGTTTACCTCAGCAGCAGGGTTAGCAGTGTAGAAATGATCGCGCTTTGATGTGCTACTTGATCTATAATACTCATACAAAGGCACTGGGGTCTCCCCAGTGTCCGCATAATCTTGCGCGTCTGACTCAGTATTATAAACGTAACCGATTGGTTCAATATAAACGTACCCACTACCAGGTCCGCCTGAGGAAGATGCGGCGGTATACTCGTTATTGTTCGCTACTAACCACGTATCGTTCTTATCGTTCTCGTACCAGTGGTGTAGTGCTTTGGTTTTTCCAGGTTTTGGTGTGCGGGCACAGAAGAATACAGGGGAACCGTTGCGGGGTTCTGCATTATATTTCTTATCTACCTTAGTGTTATCGGGACCTGCCTGCTCACCTGTGAAGTCAGTAGGCCAACGTAGTGCTTGTCTAGGGGTATACTTATGATCCTTTCCGCCTCTGTACCAACGATAGATCGGTTGACGAGTATAGTCACACTCATCCAGTTCCAGACCTAGACCATTAGGATCAAAGCACGCCTCATCATTGTCACCAATGTAGTAGACACGATCCTTTGCAAACACAGACGTACCAGGACCATCTTCATTAAAAGTGATCCTGTACGTCGTTCCAGGTCCAGAGTGATGTGCATGGGACTCGTAGTCACCGCTACCAGGGCGTTCCCAGTCCTTCTTATATTCCCCTCCGTCATCTACGTTAGGGAAACTCCGACCTGTTTCATTAATAAAAATTGCCATTAAGGTTCTAGGACTTTGATGCGCTCTTCCAACATATTTAGACGCACATACAGATCATCCAGTAGTTCCCGCATGTTGAGGTAGTCCTCATACCCCTCTGGTTTGTACTTGATCATGTTTGCACCAGGTTCTGGCATTCTTCCAAATGCCTTCTCCAAAGTGTTGATACGGTTGCTAAGGTTCTCTAAACCTTTACCGATCATCTCCATATGCTCCTTGTATACATCAAGGAACTCTTTGTCTTCATTCATAGGAAAGGAACTGATAACATCATTTCATCGTCAGGGAAGTGGTCGCGGCAATACATCATGCCCTCCCACGTATATAGATCCCATGCCAATGATATTCTAACATGGTCTGATTCATTTGTCTCCACCTTATGTTCTACCCATGAGGGGAAGATAGTTATTGTGCCTGCCTTACTAGGGGGTTTGAAGTTGCCCCCATATGTTGAATACAATGGAACAGTATACTCTGTTGGTATCTTACTATCCGTCAGCAAGAGGTTACCAGACAGGAACGTGTTCTCGTGAATGCTGTGGTGATGTACAGGAAGGTACTCACCAGGTCTAAGGACGTTATACCATCCCCTGATATACAATCCCTCAGGTAGTGGAGTCTTTAACTCTGCACAATACTGAGAGTATATGGATGCAAGGATCTCCATAAAGGAGACAGGATCATCCTTAAAGTAATTATACTCATCCCACTTCTTACCCTGAAACATAGAGTAGCGAGAAAGAATTTTTTGAACTGCCTCTTCTCGTATGGTATCGACCCATAGCGGACAATCAATCAAAGGAGCAAAGCGGGTACGCGGTTCCCACGATCGCCACCAGTACAATTTGTCGGATGTACCAAACCTTCTGCCAGGGCAGTCTTCAAGTGTCATAAGGGTCACGCAGATTTTTTAGGCGTCTTCGGATTTTTTTAGAATGATAGAACCATCAATATCCTCAGACCAGTCTAAGGTAATCCCCTCATACCATCCCATCTCATCCAGAATCTCCTGAGGGAGGGTGATGAAGTAGTTGTCCTCTTCGTCTACCTCTACGGGTAGTGTGAATCTTTTCGACATGTGCAATATATGCTACTATGTCTTTATATAGGGTCTGATGTTTTTACGATCTCTTAAACGTAACACGACCTCTGTATTGTCGCCCCAATAAGTCTGTCGGATGATATCGGTTATCTGGGACTTTTCATGTGCAGGTTGGTGTAGCATGAATCCATCTCCGAGGTATATACCACAGTGATTGCATGTTTTCCCCTCCTTCCAAGTATAACCGCCTTCTAGGCGATCGTAGAACAGTCTCATGATCATTACGTCCCCTAGTTCCATATCCTCTATGGGTGTGGGTTCCCATAGTGTTCCTTTGTAGACTGTGATAGCGCCCCCCTGCCTCTGAACCTCTTCTTCGATTAGATGATTCTCAAACAGGTACTTTCGTGTTGCTGGGTAGTCAAACAGATCCCTATCATAGTAATGTTTGTAAAAGTCTCTGACTACCTGGTAACACCCTCCCAGTGCTCTATTGCGGAACGCCTGGGGCCAGGGGCGACCTACCCATTCCTTCCAGTCCTCTGCAACCTCATAGTTATATGGGCGGCGATGATCTGGGCGGTCGTTGTGAGACATAGGGAGATGTATGTGAGTTCATCTCTGAGGGAGATGTTTTTACCTGGGAAATTTTTTGTGGGTGGGGGAAACGGAAACATGAATAATATCTCGACCGCTCTGGGATACTGTTATAGCTTAGAAAGACGGTACTTATTAATATACGGGCGCACGGATACTGTCACATAGTGGGACAGATTAACTGTCCCCAGTGACTACATCATAACAGAATCCTTCCATGATTAGGTAGTCGCACCACTGTGTATATTGAGAGAGTTGTTCACTCAGTCCAGTGTCAATTAGGAACTGCGCTAACTCAATCTGTTCATCAGGTGGGAGACTACCAGCATCATAAAGATCTAGCAGTGCTTCATACTTAGCAGGGATGCTCATTGTGTAGAATAGCGGAGTGAATCTGTGAGTGCTTGTTGATAGTTAGGGAATGGTCCATACTTAGGACAACCGTCGTAATCGTATCGCCAAAAGTGTTTACGACGGTCCTCCCAGATCTGTACACTTACAGGGGGATTTGTGTCTAATTGGATTACTTTGCTCATTGTACATCACCTGTGGGTTGTGTGTCAATAGTCTCGTAATACATGTCCTCATATACTAACCCATCGTCGTCATCTTCACTGTCGAGGATGTCATCAATCCAGTCAGTAATCTCAAATTCATTCATAGTCTTCTGGGTTGAATCGTTGGTTGCGTTGTTGTTGTTTTCCTGTGGAAAAGTCTGTGGAATTGTCATCAGTGTAGCGGCGAGAATCGTTGCCTCCATACTGTCTCTTTTCCCTAATAGATTTGGGGCGTCGAGAGTTATGCAGGTCGTTTCGTTTGTAAGTCCTACCCATGAGATTGGTCGATTAAGTGTCGATCAGAGAACAATGTAATTATGTATGAAACTGTCAGTAATGTCAAGGCATTTGTGACAGTTTCTCAGCGGTCCTGTTAGTGTTGACAACTCGGGCGTGATCGTATACACTCCAAGGTGACATACTTTCGAGGCATTAATGAAACAAATAGAACAGAGAGGTAGATTTATTTTAGTATTTAATTAATCCACAAGAATGTGGAAAACGTTCCGCAATCCTGTGGAAAACTATACTAAACTGGGATGACATTGAATGTTAATGTGATGCGATCATCTGTGGGATTAGACTCATAACCATGGGTCATATTGGACGGATAGATTAATACATCCCCATTAGAGTAAGGAACAGTTGCCTCTTGTAGATTGAATGCGGTCATTGTTTCAAATGGGAGCATCATTACAGGGAACATTTGTGACATCACATTTCTTTTGAATTTTAGAAAAGAATGCGACTCGGGGATGTAGTTAATGAAGAACGTGCCAGAGAATAAACAATTAGAGTGCTCGTGTGGTGCATACAATGCTCCCTTACTTGCTAGTTCAATGTAACAGTCAGAGATGGCAAAGTTGGATGCATACGAGAGACCTGATTCGTTATGCTTTCGTGCTACATCAAGGAGAGCAGATTTGAGATCGGGGAGATCTTCGAGGATCTTATTTGTTGGTCCAATCTGTTGAACATTGTGGCAAATTGTTTGTCTGTCATGATCAACGAAATCCTCATTTCTCATCCATTGGAGTACAGGAGTAACGAAATCTGAGAGATCATACTTGGTAACGGGGGACATGAATAGTCCATAGGTTTCAAACTGAATTGCGTCATCAAGTTGGTCACTTAAATTAATCTCTTTGTCTGCCATGATGTTGAATTAAATAGGGCGTGAATGCTACATTATATAGTATAACATATTTCAGGGGGATTGCAGGCGCTCTCAGTGTACTCTAAACGCCTCATTGATCTGTCGTTGTAACTTACTCGTGGGGCGGATAGTATCAGCAGTTGCCTCTAATCCGTCTGCAATAGTGTGACGAACCTCTGGGGAGTTGTAGCAAAGAAGGGCGATGATTCCGACGAGTAAGAGTTTAGTCATGGGAGGAAAGTTTGGTGACTGATGATGAATCGAATGGAGAGAATAATGATGCTCATGACCAGTTACCGAGACGCATTGAAGAAAAGAAAGGAACAACGGACACACCTTGTGCGGTGTCCATTTGTACGAACCAATCAAAGTTCTTCTGGAAAACTTTATCATTGTCTGCACCATTTGCAGCAAGGATAGCATTGAGGCGAGATTTGGTGGTGTTAGTCTGCCAACCGCCATCAAATAAGCGGATGAAACCTTCACCGATCTCAGCGATCTTGTTGCCGTGAAGTCTCACGATGCTGATCTGTTCTTCTTCGTTAAAGTGAACAGAAGTGTTACCAGATTGCCAGTTGGTGCTGTTAGCGATGGCGGTGTTCATTGCCTGCTCGATTTTACGCATGATCAGAAAGTTAAGGACGTTTGTGAAGTGAAATCCCCTCCACTTCTTTAATATACAGGCAAACGGGACACTGTGCCATCCCGTTGTGCCACTTATCCAACTGGTTTCATCGGTCGAATTCTTGATACTTTTTGATGTATTGTGTCACTTCTTCGTTGATATATTCTTCGATGAGTTCCTTAGCATCAGCAACAGTATCAGCACCGAAGATACGCTCGTAAATGTACACGCCAGCATGGAGTTCTGTGCGCTGGTTGACACGGTACTTAGGAGCATAATTGTCACCGATGTGCGGACCACTGCGGTCCTCAGTAATAGTGAAGGCGGGTTGCTGAATGTTATTGGAGACGACGCGATCATCCGTCACGAATACATCCTCGTGATAGTAGAAAAGATCATTGCGGCGAGCGGAGTTGGTGATGACGAGCATTAAATCTGCGGAAAGTTGATGTATTTATGCGGAGGACTATTGTCCGTTTATGAAATCAGCGAGCGCCTCATCGTACTCCTCTTGTGTGTTGTAAACTCGACCATAGATTTCGAGCGGGAAAGTCTTCTCAACTCCTGCAACTGCAACTGTCTCACAGTCTGCACGATCATAACCCATTTCGATGAGATTTTCGACGTAAGGATTGGTCACTGGTTTGTAAATAGAAAGGTTTGCTAGTTCTTGGTTGAGGTTGTTAAAAATGTCGTACATTATGCAATTTGAAATGTGTTGAGGTCGTTACGATTGTCGCAAGATTCCCAGCAGTTGTAGAAAGAATCCCATGCAATCTCGTTATCAACAAACGAATCAATATCGAGCATCTCACACACCCAATCGTATGCCATATCGATGTCTGCATTTGTATCATTAACAAATGCTTCCATTTGAATCATTACATCATCCCAAGCGTCTTGCATTTCAGGGGAGAGAGTGAAGATCGGCGTTGCCATGTCGTTTCGTTTGATTGATCTTAGTATTGCAGATCCGAGCGGTCGCGGTAGTTCACCATGATACAAAACTGGAAAACCACTTGGCGAGGTGTCCACTACTTACCGATGCCCATCGGATCCGATGCAGTAGATTCGAGGTCGGAGATGTTTACATCATCCTGCTCCAATAAGTCAGGATAATGCTCATTTACCTCTTCAATCAGTTCTTCACAAGAATAGGAGTCAAGATTGTGGTCCAGTTGATCATAAACCAGTGCAATGAGATCTTTAATATCAAGACCATCAATCACGCGGTTGATGTAGTCGTCTTGCAGTTGGTCGCGGTCGATGATGTTGTCCTTAGTCATTGAATGCTTCAACCTCGTAGCGGATTTGATCGGGATAAGTATTCTGTGCCCACTTTAATACTCGATTGCGTTGTGCAATCCTACCTTTATTTGTGGTAGGTTTAGTGGGCATTGTGCGAGTAACTTGCATCATCGTGAACTTATCGTAGAGTCTCACGAGATACATTTGAGTCGTTGATTTCATTCAGCAGAATGCAGGACGGTAAGAATCAGGACACTTTTCTGTATTGAATCCAGTGATACTAGCACCAGAGGCAATGCGCTCATTCACTTCGTTAGTGAATGTGAGTTTAGTGATTACGGACCAAGATTGTTGATCCTTGCCATAATCAGAAGGGAAAGTAACACGCTTGATGAAACGTTTGACACCCTCACCCTCAATAAATGCTTCGGGGAAGTAGTCAACAATGCAGATGGAATTGGAGAGTTGCATTGAACAAATTTCTTTGACACTGTTAGATTACATGAGATCGGACCCCACACAACCGATTGTGTGCAGGTTATCCGATTGGCACAGTCACCAGATCATGGGGCATGGTGTAAGGTTGCTCACACCGATTTCTTGATAGTCTGCCTTGCTAGTTTGTTGCTTTACGTTATCAATATCAAAATACAGGTCGATGGTATCAACAGTGCCATGATATTGACGTTGCAGAACATCATCCAACTTAGTACGATTCTTTGCACTGATAACATCATCGAAACCAGTCACTTCGCCTGCTGTGTTGAAACGAGGTGCAATGCGAGGGAGAACACTAACGAAGAGAATCTTCTCGATGGTATTACACTTGGGAGCGTAATACAAACGTGCCGCTTCACCGATAGTGGTATTTGCATAGTTCTTGATATTCTTGTTCACGTTGCTGTTGATTGCCTTGGCAAGAATAGCAACGACAAGATCTCCATCATCATTAAATCCTGCAATATCAATATCAAATGTGCCACCGAATGCATCCTCTTGCAGTTTATATTCAAACTTCCAAGTATACTCAGCGAGGTCAGGATTAGCATTCAAGACCTCATCGAGCAGCACAGAATGCAGTTCGTCAGTACGCTTGGAAGAGCGAACATTCTGAAAAGATGTTGTGAGAAAAGATTCGAGAATCATGGTCATTTGTATCAATAAACATACAATACAGGACCACGGGCAGAAATCTACCAGTCGTGGTCCAGTTCGCGAGGTGTCACATTCATATTGAAACTTAGCGTCAAACGATTAGTGTCATGTTTCTGCAATCTTACGCCATGTCGTACAAACGAAGGGAACACAATTAGATCGCCTTCACTAACATCAGGATGATGCACTGGTGATTGTTTGAAAATGTGTGTGTAACCTAGGATTGTATGATCTAAGTTCATGTTCTCAAAATAGAATCGTCCATCCTTATCCTTATCGAATTGAATGAAGATCACACCAGAGAAGTTCACGAACTCAGGATAGTTTACATGATGATGTGGTTCTTGTGCATGTCCACTGTTATACAGATTCAACCATGAGTTTACAATTTCAATGTCACAATCAGGAGGGAAATACTGATACAGATAAGGTGCTAGGACTTGTCCAAGTTCTTCGGGCGGGACGACATCTTTCTCTTCAAAATAAGTCGTGTGAACACTACAATTCCACCGACCCTCAGCATCAGTAAGGAGATGCCTAGCAGACTCCAAAAGGGATCCGAATGTCTCCCTGTGATTGTGAATGTGTGCTTGGTGGTACTTGATCGGGAACAGTGTTGTGCTCATCAGGAACAATAGGTTTCAATTTTTTAGTGTAGTCATATGCATATGTGGTACGATTGCCATGGATACCCCATCCCAACCAGTAATATGCTTCCTTCATATAATACTGAACAGTTTGTCCCCTACCTTTCAATGAGAGTTCAAATCTGGTCCACTGAGGTTCATTAACCATGTACCTAAGTTGTGTCTCAAATGTATTAGGATCTCCCCCGTATGCGCGGGCAAAATGGGCAAGTCCGTCATATCTGTTCTGTGAGGTCCACTGAATGAGACCATACCCACCACTTAAACATTGATCGTAAGGTACGATTGCACCTCCCTCACATATATTATGCTTGAAGTTGCTCTCTTGTTTGATATTGCCAAGCACAACTGCAATGGCATTCTTATCAGTAATACCACGATCCCAGAGAGTTTGTGTTACCAACACCTCAGCAGGAGTGCAACCAACACACTCAATCCTCGGTGCTGGGGGCATGTCGAACATCATCATGTTTGTCAGATTCGTAGGATAAAATCAGATTATATACGTTGGGGTTGTCGATGTCAACCGTCCCCAATATGTCTAGGTTGCTCTGTTGCCAACTGGGACAAGTGTGGGGATTTGAGCAGTTCATGTTGGTGATCGAGTTCGTTGTATATTGAGTCTAATAGTCCTTGGAGATACTCACTCTTTATGTCTTTACATGTGGTCATCAAGTCTAATACTTTGTTCTTAGCATCTTCAAGAACATAGCATTCCTTGGTACGAACATCAATCCCTGTTGTCATGCGAAACCGCCTCCTTTTGTCTTTGCGTCAATAATCTCTACATGGTCACAATAGTCAGCATAGTTCCACCATGCTTCAATTACTTGCATGTAGTCGTCAACAATCTTTACCGATCCATCGGCACAGAATATCTTATATCTATGCCGATCATACGGTTTATCTGATGTTTGCTTAAAGAAACTTGGTAAACCTGTCATGATCGTGGATCGATGTTGTCACAGAGATCAGGATCAATCTTACATAGACGATCCATCTTTTGATCTTGAATTGATTGCACTTTGTTTATTGCAGTGATGCCAATGTTAGCACCAATCAAAACAATGATAGCAGCGAGGGCGATTCTCATGATGATAGAAGAATGAAAGAGGGGAGGTCTCGCGTCAGGAGACACAATTATATAGACCCTCTATGTGATAGTTTACTTCTGGAACTTACCGTGCTTGAATGTAGCGTACTCAGGGTTGTTGATCCAACGACCCTCAGCGCAGGACCACACGATGGGCAGCGGTTCGGTCTGGGGAGCATTGTGAGCGGTCTTGGCGAGCAGTTCACGCGACTCAGCAAACAGTTCGTCGAGAGTCAGGCGAGCGGGGCGAACACCGTACATTTGTTGTCTCCGTTGATTACCTAGTAATAATACACGCTCAGGGCGTGTACTCCACTATTTATGGACACTAGGAGAAGTGGACTCCCCTGTGTGGACAGATAGCACCAAGACTGATACGAATGTCATTAGTTGGTGGTTCGCCATCATGTTCTAGTCTTGAATCAAAGTAGATAATTCTACCTTGTTTGAATTCCACTTTCTCACCATTTGCAAATGTCGTAGCACCACTATCCCCATAAGCATGGTATATGATTGACGTTGCGGCATGATTGAAATCAGTGTGGGTTTGACTAACATGCCCAGGATTTTGTGCATTGACCAATAACCTATGGACATGAGATAGAGGTAGATCCTTACATATATCTTTAATGATGCACTCATTGAAGTATGCGAAGAACCAGTACCAAGGAGTCTCCTGAGTAAATTCATTGTCTCTGATGACAGTATTACCCCAGAATCTTGCCTTTGAATAGTCACCATAGGGAGTATTATTATAGAAGAATGGGAAATCTGTTGAGAGATAGTTACCTACATCATCTATAATCCAATCAGGAAAGTATCCATCAATTACTGTAATATCGTCGCTCATAGTTGTATGCCTGATTGTAATGTAAAGTTAGCAGAGACTGTGATCCTTGCACACTCTGTGTCACGTTGTGGTGACACTTGATGATGTAGATATGAAGGGAAGATAATTATATCACCCTCCTTCACATCAGGGAACCATGTATTTGTTGTTGGATAGTGCTTAGAGAAGAACCCATGATGTATGTCCTGTGATGGATCATAGAACAAGAACTTTCCATCCTTCTCTGGATCATACTGTAAGAAGTATGCACAACTGAATGCAGGATTATTACCACCACAATGTGTATGCACCTCTTGCGATTGTCCTTCCTTATATACATTCATCCATGCTTCCACCATTTTGATGTCGCTGGTGACACGCCCACCCAGTTGCATGTGCATGTCCATGAAATTATCAGAAATATACTCATTGAACTTATGCCATGAAAAATCGTCCTGATTCGTGTCACTTTCAAACGACGACGAAACAGAACAATTCCATTCTTTTGGTTGTGTCAGTGTTGCTGTACCTAATTCATACAGCAACAGTGCTTTTAGCGATTCATGCTTTGCTACTTCACCATGGTAATACCACTTTGGAAATAGATTTTGTACTTTACCCATTATGCAACAAGTGAGAGGGGAGGAATGCCTTTGACGAAGATAGCATCAACAACATTTTGTAGACGCTTGACAACGTGCTTGCCGTAAGTCTTGTGGACAGGTACAGTCACGAAACCTGTGGGTTTGTTGTAGAAACCCCACTCACATGCAGTGAGTTCACCAGTACGCAAACGTGATGCATCTTCCTTATCTAGGCGGATAACACGACCGATAGTCTGTGCCATCTCAACTACGTTAAGGTTACGCAACAGAATGCAGTGAGTGAGACCAGGCACGTTGATACCTTCGCTGAGGATACTGTAATGGAAAACAATGAACTTGCGACCATCTTCTTTACCCCATGTTGTAAGAGTGTCGAAGAATACCTCACGAGATACCTTCACACCGTCGATGATAGCACCGAACTTAGATGTGACGTGCATCACATTGTAACCACGCTCTTTGAGGTCAAGGAGCAGAGTTGTGCGAGATACCATGTTACCCAACACACGAGAAGAGGGCACAGCAACAAGAACTTTGCTGGCATGTGTCTCATCAAGGTTGTCAAGAATGTCACGCACAGTGTCAGCATCTACATCGTGGACGTTGTGCTTTGTACGCTCAGTGACATCTGTCTCGAAAGGTACAATCGTGGGGCGGAGAATGTGACCCTGCTCAATGAGTTCAGGAGCAGGAACGTTGCAGATGATGCCACCGTAGATGTCAGTATTAGACATCGAACGAGAGTGACGACGAGAAATGCGAGGAGTAGCAGTGAAGAAGTAGCAACGATCAGCAACCATGGATGTTGCAGCAGTGCCAACGAAGAAGGATTTACCAACACTGTTGTGTGCCTCATCGAAGTATGCACAGTCGATAGAAATACCACTGTCAATGATCTTAGGAAGAGAATGATATGTGGTGAAGATGATACGATGTGTGCTCATAGATGCACACATTTTGTCGAACATATAAATGCGTTCGATCTTAGTGGTGCTGAAATGCTTTGTCTCGCCACTGTGAACGTGAGCAGGAACAAGGTCAGGACGAACAACACCAGGGAAGGCGAGGAACTCATCGCAGAGTTGATTAGCAAGCAGGATGCGAGGAGCAACCACAACAAAGGTCAGAGGACGCTCAGCAGCATCCATGAGGCGCTTGGCGTGTTCGATCATGATGATGGTCTTGCCACCACCAGTAGGCACGATAACCTGACCTTTGTCAGCGTCCTGCATTGCAGAGAGTGCTCGTGCTTGGTGGGGACGGAGAGTGATGGTCAAGGCGTGTCTGTGTCAGTACATAAATTATACAGCAAAAAGGGGTGCTTAGCACCCCCTTGTGACAGTTATTCAATCGGACAGAGGACTCTCTCGTTTGAGTAGATGTCCCTCACCACTTAATACACTCTCCACATATTTATTGACTCGATCATCTTTTTCTGACTCGTAATACTCATTGATTACGATCTCTTTGTACTCATAATAAGTCATCGTTCTGCAAGTGCTGGTAACATTTCATTGCCTGGGTGATCATTAGTCTTGCCTCTGTATGCTCTGCTGTATGCAAAGTTATTAGAGTCTAACTCTAACTCATCCCAGTGGTTCTCATTAATAACTATACAACATTTATTCATTGGTCGTCTAGACCCAGGCGGATTGGGTTTCTCACTGATACACATCAGCAAATGTGTGTCATCAATATACT